TTTCTACAGGCAATCTGCTATCCTCAATCAACTTGTTAGACCATAAAGCACCTTCAAAGGCTTCTATTATCTCTGCATACAATTCTTGCCTACCTAGGCTAGTTCCTTCATATCTTTCTTTAAGCATTCTAAGAGCAGACTCAGCTAGGTTAGCTTCATTCTCAAAAGTATTACCAGTAGTCACATGACAGTCATCTCTTTTTACTAAGTCTTTAATAATCTTAGTTGGCTTTGGGGTTGTTGTGATTACGCATTGAGGGTTATCACCTAGTCTTAAACCAAACATTAACTGGTCAAACGCTTCAGGGTATCGCCAAGAAGCTAACTCATCACACCATGCTCTGTGAAACTGTGGTCCTCTAAGTCTATCAGGCTCTTGTGCTGCAAACCCTGTTATCTTTGAGCCATTCCACAATCTTATTTCAGACACACTTGATGAGTAACCCTTTTGATCACTGGACTTTAATAAACATTCTTTAGGTATGACACTAAGAAGTCCTGAGACTCCACCAAAACAAACTCTCCGTAAATCTCCATGAGTAGGAGCTACAACAGCTATACTAGAATTGGGATTACGCATAGCATAAATTGCTACATCTTCAGCCCCTAGTCTTGTCTTGCCAAATCCCCTTCCTGCAAGAATCATCCATATATGCCAATTCGTTTCAGGGGCTAATTGTTTTTTACGAGCAGTTGCTAACCACCTAGTGTAATGAATCGCTGTCGCTGTTAAGGCGTTCTGATTTAACTCCGTCCAAGAGTTCCATAATTTCTCTGAATCCTTCGGCTTCTTTAATTGTTGAGTTGACATTTATATTCTCTGTTATTTCGCCAAGAGCGATTTTACCAAGTTTCTGTGCAATTAAAAAAGCGTTTGTTATTGCAAGAAATTGATTAGGTGGAAATGGTTTGGATTCAGCATCCATAGCTTTTTTGTTCAGTGATAGGTAATACATAGCTTGGCGTCTTAATTCTTTTGCAGATAACAAAATGTTGTCATCCCATTTGGTTGCTTCTTGAGCCATTTTATTTGATCTAATTTCATTTAGTTTTTCTTGAAGCTCTTGGTTATATTGATCTCTTAGGACTTTCCAACCTTCTGTTCTTGATGCTCTATAAAGAGTGGCTGATGCTACATTATACTTTTTGATCAAATCCTCAATGGAATATTGTTGTCTCTCACCTGACTTTGATTCAATTCCCTGTACAAACTCTGTCCTCATAGTAGACTTTAAATCTTCTGTCAATTTAGTTTTGTTATTTTCTTTAGTCATTATTTATCAGATATTATCATAATTAATCCGTTTCGTAATTATTTAATAATCCTAGCTTAGAATTTAATTACTTCTTCCCTGACTTCTTCCCATGCCTTTAGTTTAATCTCTAGGTACTTTTGTTTTGCATCTAATTCTTCCTCTTGAGCTTGTAAAGAACTTATCTCAAAGTCCAGTGCTTTCTTATATGCAACTTCTACCATTGGCTTGAGGAGTGCTGCCATTGATTTGCCTGTGATCCTTTTGATTTGTTTTAGCTGCCTGAGTGTTTCTTGCTCTAGTCTCATGGATGTTTGATGCGTTTTTTGTATGCTCATTATTCTCTTAGTGTAATTTTGTGTTGCTTTCTTTATCTACTATGTGATCTTTCTCGTCTTGATCTTTCTCATCGTAGTGACCCCAACCTTCTTCTCTGCTATCAAAGTTGCTTAAAAGCATCCAAGCATCTTCAGGTGATATTTGTATATCCATGCTTTTTGATTCATCGCTTACTTGCCATACAACAATGTCGTTGATGAAGTCGTTTTTCATAAATGTAAATCTATGTTGATCTTCTATGTCTAGGGTACTAGCGTTACCGTCACACATTGCGTATATGCCGTTACCGATAAATTCCATCACGCAACTGTTTTGTCCTACTCCAATAAATTGTGCAAAACAATTCTGATCATGCAAATCTGTTGACACCCTTGAGATAATTCCGTCTTTTGGATTTATCCATAATACTAAAACTTTCATGCTTCCTATATTCTTCATTTTATTCTCCTCATTAATTTAAAGTGAATAGTAACCCCATAGTGGGTTTTGTTCAAGCAATAAATGCATTTTTTTTTAATACCCAATAAAACCATTTGTCACACGATTTGACTTTGCATCCCAAAAATGTTAAAGTGATCTTATCACTTCATAAAATTAACGAGGTATAAAATGAATAATGATAAATTGAAAAGGTTTTGGTGTTACTGGAATGGGTACGGTGTTATTGAGGTAAGGTCCATTGGTCATAAATGGGTTTGGCTCAGAACTGGTAGCCTTGGAAGGTTCAGTAAAATCAAAAGGGGTGCTTGGGATAAACTGACGAGGTGCAAAACCTTTATGACTCTTGATGAATTAAAACATCAATCGTCTATTCGTAGAGAGGTTGTTCGTTTAGGTATTTCAATAACCAAGCCTTGTAGAAAGTTGATGTCTCATCCGACTAGAAAATTTGGATGGGAGTATAAGACTCTTGAAGAATTGAAAACCGAGGTAGCAGCGTAATGAAGATTATTAAATCTGATTACTTTGGTCAATGGGAACTCCGTGCAAACGGAGTCACCCAAGGTGGCAGAACTTTTAAAAGCACGGTTGCTCTATTAAGAAGTCATGGTGATACGAAACAGCAAGCGATAGATGGGGCTAATCAAATGAAGGAAACTGAGGTATGGTTTTCTTCCAATAATAAATTCAAGGTAAGTAAAGCTGACCTTCAGATTGGACACCCTCTTTTACAATGGGATGATCTAGCAGGTACAACATGGCTCAACATTAGAATCTGCTCTGATGAATTTTATGGTGATGCTCATTTGCGAGATTGGGCTGAGTTCCAAAAAATAAAAAACGAACTGTGCGGAGAAGAAAGAGATGCTTTAGAGTTCTACCCTAAAGAGTCAAGACTACACGACACAGATAATTGCTACCACTTGTTTGTCTTACCTGAACACTTAACCTTTCCCTTGGGTTACGGTTTACGAGATGTATCAAGTGATACTTCTCCGACTCAAAGATTATTAGTTCCACATGGAACATAATTAAATACCAAAATGGGTTGCATTAAATTTATAAATAAATTAATATCTGATTTCAAATTGAGGAACTAATAAAATGAAACTTTATCACGGCACATCAAATCACAATCTTAATAAGATTTTAAAAGCAGGATTCATAACACCAAGAAACAATAAAGGTAACTGGCGTGAGACAGTAATGAGTAATGACAAAATGGTTTACCTTACTAACTCTTATGCTTGTTACTTTGCTTTTAATACTGCCAAAGGATTAGCAAGTGATGACCCAAACTGGAAGGCTGAAGATTTTGATGACTCAAAAGCAGTTGTCCTTGAGTTAGATGTCAGCATTAAAAACTTATATCCTGATGAGGACTACTTAGAGCAATCAACAAGAGATGCCGACAAGCATGATGACCTTGATATGATTGTAAGAACCAAGGAGTTTAGAGGGCAGTACAAGGACTATAAAGATAAATGGAAAGATAGCCTGAATGGATTAGGAACAGTTTGTCATGAAGGCTCAATTCCAATTACTAAAATAACAAGGATTGCGGTTCTAAAAGAATCTGTATTTCTTACTAGCCAACCAACAATCACTTTAAAAAATCAAAAGTATCTTGGTGAGCAATATCATCATGAGTGTAAAAATTTAATTTGGACTGACCAGTATGCAGATCAAATTATTAAATCAAAAAAAATCAAGAGGTCTTTATGTCTATAGAGCATCTCAATTTAGCAATCAAATATGAGGGTCTTACCCCTACTAAAAAATTGATCTTAATCATACTTGCCAATTACGCAGATGAAAAAGGTTCTTGCTACCCATCGTATCAACACATAGGATGGATTGCAGGAATCAAAGACCCTAAACACATCGGCAAGATAATTAAAGAGTTTGCACAGATGGACTTACTGGAGATCACGCCTAGATTCAAGAAAGATGGCGGTAACATTTCTAATAGATACACTCTAAACATAGGTCAGGGTGTACAGACCCCCATAGGTGCAGAGACCCCTGACCCCATAGGTGCAGAGACTACCACCCCCCCTGTCTCATCACCCCCCAATACTAAAGAAGAAACTAAAGAAGATACTAAAGAACTCTTTGAGGAGTTTTGGAAAGTCTACCCACGAAAGACAAATAAGTATGCAGCTTCTCAGAAGTACAAGATTTCATTAAAGGATTTGACTCATGATAAGCTCTTGGAAAAGTGTAAGACTTACGCAAGGTTTGTAGCTGATGAAAAGATGGACTCTAAGTTCATACCTCATTGCACAACATGGTTAAATCAAAAAAGGTATCTTGATGGAACTGATGCGACTGAAACAAAATTGAAAAAATCACTTAACACCCTCGCAGGGTAAGGAGAATAAAATGAAAGATGTAAGTAGTGTTCTGTTAGACAATAAAATTAATTTAAAACATTATGGAGAGGGCAATCAAAAATCCATGTGTCCTTCCTGTCAGCCACCTCACAACCCAAGAGACACTCCTTTAAGTGTAACCATTGATGCAGGGTCAGTTGTATGGAACTGTCATCACTGTGACTTCAAGGGCGGTTCAGGAGACAGCAATAATAATTTTAAACCTAAACCCTACACTGTACCAAAAGTTCCTGAGATAAAGTCTAAGGACGATATGATGTATGAGTTTTTTAAGAAGCGTGGCATATCTAAGACCACTGTAGATTCAATGAAAATTTTTAATGAAAATTCATGGATTGCATTTCAATACTTTGATCAGAATGGCTTATTAAAAAACATCAAATACAGAACTGTTGATAAGCAGTTTAGACAGTCACCTAATGCAGAAAGAATCCTATACAACTATGACAATGTATATAAATCTGAAACTGTAATTTTTTGTGAAGGAGAGATGGATTGTGTATCGCTGTTTGAAGCAGGCATAACTAACTCAACAACACTCCCTGATGGCGCACCTAAAGAAGCTAAGTTTGATCCATCGGATGCTAGGTTTAAGGCTTTAGAGAACTCGCCAATAGAAGCCAAGAACATAATCATCTTTACAGACAATGATGTAGCAGGTAAATCTCTGCATCAAGAGTTGCTGCACAGATACGGAAAAGATAGGTGTTGGTATGTGACCTGTCCTGAAGGGTGCAAGGATGCTAATGAGGTTCTTATCAAGCACGGTGCGACCAAGCTGAAGGAGTTAGTTGATAATGCAACTCCTTATCCAATTAACGGTCTCTACAAGGGGCATGATTACTTTGATCAGGTTATTGATCTGTATGAGGGCAACTACGAGAGAGCTTTGAACATTGGAATGGGAAAGTTAGATGATATTTATAAAGTCTTACCTTCAACATTTCATGTAATCACTGGCATACCTAATCACGGTAAAAGTCTAATGCTTGATCAGATACTTTTAAACCTTGCTTCAAGACATGGGTGGAAGTTTGCAATATTCTCTCCTGAACATTCTACAAGTATGCACATCAGAAGAATGGTACAGATGTTTTGTCAGAAATCTTTTGATGAGGGTTTTGGTAACAGGATGAGCAGGGCAGAGTTAGTTCAGGCTATGGCATTCATTGATAAGCATTTCTTCTTTATTGAATCTAAGGATGCTGTTCCTGATATTGATATGATTATTGATGTCTCTAAGTCCTCTGTGATGAAGCACGGTGTTAGGGGCATAGTCATTGATCCCTTTAACGAAGTATCTGCCAAGAGATCAGGAAACCAAAGAGAAGATGAACACATCAGAGACTTTATCTCTAAGTGTAAACAGTTCGCTAGAAATTACTCTTGCACTATGTGGGTGGTCGCTCATCCAACTAAGATGCAAAAGGAGCAAGATGGTTCTTATGCTCCACCGTCAGCTTATGACATTAGTGGTGCAGCACATTGGCACAATCAATCCGATGTTGTGATTACGGTTCACAGAGACTTTGACGATAACTCAACAAGCGTGATAACTAGAAAGATTAGAGAGCAAGACCTGTACGGCAAGATCGGACAAGTAAAATTCTTCTACGACTTAGACAAAAAGATTTTTGTGGAGCGAGACTTTGATGAATTTTATGCTTAAAGATAAAAGTCATTTGGAGCAACATCACCATGAGTAAATTCATAGATGACATTCATTTCCTTTTTCCTTGGAATCCTTTGACCAATTATGTACTTAGCAAGACCACCCTGCGAAAAACTATGACCTGTATTATCTTTAACTGCATCAATAAATTGATGTTGCGTCATGTTTCTTTCTTTCAAAAATTCTTTCAGTTTCATGCTTATCCTTTTTATAAATTAGTGGTTGTGATTAACCCAAATAGGGATTATAATTCCATTTCGTATTTATTGAAACATAAACTGAGTATAAAATGAAAAATAATCCATTTGAAGAACACGGCATTGAACATCTATCAGCCAGTTCTATAAACCTATTTATACAAAACCCCCCACTCTTTATTGTCAGGTATTTAGCCAAACATAAATCACCAACCAATGCAGCAATGCTTAGAGGTACGGTAATAGATCATGCCATAGGCAATAAGACTTCCGTTAAAGAAGCGCAGAGTGAGTTTATGGCTCTTATGAATTATCAAAAGAAACAAGGGGTAGCGTTTGATCAAGAGAAAACAGACAAAGAATACGGCAACATAGAGAAGTACCTATCTATAGGCATACCTTTTTATGAACACTTAGGCGAGCCAGTAAGCTATCAGAAGAAAGTTGAAATTGATATTGGTTTACCAGTATCAGTTATAGGGTATGTGGATTTAGAGTATGAGGATTGCATCAGAGACATCAAGACCTCTGCTAAAAAACCATCCGCACTTCTAGCACCAGTTCAAAGGCAACTAGCGATTTACGCTACTGCATTGGAAAAAGATCATGCGTATGCTGATTATATCTATGTGACTAAGACCAAATCAGAAGTCATCACATTTGAGATAGACGATATAAGCATGAGATTAGATGAGGTGTATAGGGCTTCGTTAGCAATAATGAACCTTCTACAAAATAATAATATTAACTCTTTAGTTGATCAGTTCTATCCTGACCTATCCCATTGGATGTGGTCAGACTCAGATAGGCAGGCAGCTAAAGAACTATGGAGAATAAAATGAGTGATAAATTAATAGAAGCAATAAATGAAATAGCTAACTTGCCTGAAAGTGACAAAACCAACATCAAGGGTAAGTTTTACACAACCGTAGACAAGAGGTTACAAACCTTTAGAAAATACTTTGGCGTTGATGCTAATGTTCAGACTAATATATTACACAATGACTTAGAAAGGGTTGTTGTAGAAGCCACTGTGAGCGTTTATAAAGATGGAACATGGCGTGAGATAGGCAATGATCACGCTGAAGAATTCAGATCACAGGGAATGGTTAATAAAACTTCTGCTCTTGAGAACTGTTGCACCAGTGCAATAGGTCGTGCATTAGCATCTTGTGGTTTAGGTGGCGGTGAGTATGCAAGTGGTTTTGAGGTAGACAATGCTATTAACAATAAGGCTTCTGCTCCTGACATAAAAAAAGGGTTTGTTCTCAAAAATAATACTGGCAATCCAGTAACAGCTATGCCTGATATAGAAACTTATTTAGAGAGCTTGCGTAAAGTATTGCCTGATCCAAACAGTCAGGAATGCATAGATATATACACAGCCAACGCTGATGAAATCAAACGACACAGAGATGAGCTTCCAAAAGATGATGAGAAGAACTTAGCTGTATTTGATAAGCTAATCAAAATTTACTCAGAGAAAGTAATATGATCAAATTAACACTTGATCAATGTGTATACAGGTGTATGCGTGACGGCAACTACTGGACTTTTTGGGAGTTGCAATCAATGATTAAAGAAAAGACTGGTATGTTTTTTGGAGAAAACTCAATCTCTGCTGCAATCAGAAACATGAGAAAAGACTACGCTAGAATAGATTTTAACCTTCCTAAATTTGGAGAGGTGATTGAAAAGAAGCGGATAACTAATGGTAAAGGGTATAAATATAAATTAACTACAGGAGAACAGAATGGAAGATAAGCAAGATAAACAATATGACAATGAGTTGAAGGGTTTTTTATGGCATGAAACAGGTTCTACTGTTTTACGCAAAGGCTCAATTCAGATTGACGGCAAAGAACTGTATTCTGCCATTATTAAATCTAAAAATAATAAAGGTGAAGAAAAATATGAGCTTATGATTAGCGCAGGTTTATTGCATTTGAATACAGAGAAAAAGACTGACAAAAGTCCTGATATAAGTGGACCAATAACCTTCAATGATCAAGAGTTTAAGTTTGGCGGTTGGAGAAAAATATCAAAGGAAAACAATGAGTACACTAGCGTTAGTCTTAGACTAAAAGAAGAAGATGCCAGTGGTCATAGAGAACCTTTTAAGACTGAGGAAGAAACCTCACCTTTTTAAATTGCCACAAAAGACTTTTAAGAATCAAGCTCACCTTAAATGGATTAGGACGCTGCCTTGCCTATTGTGTAAAGCAGGGTTCTATTCTCACTCAAGAGAAGTTCAGGCACATCATTTGCTTAAGCCTTATGACGGAGTGCGTGGCATGAGCTTGAAGGCTAACGATAGGAATGCCATACCATTATGCTTACATCATCACTCGCAGCTTCACATAAAGTTTGGTGATGAGTATAAGTTCTTTGCTAACTATGGATTGCCTGAGAACTTTGGTCAGGTTTGGGCTAAGAGATTATGGGAAGAAAAAATTTGGAAAGATGATATACAAGAGGATAACGATTTACCCTTTTAAAAATGAATCAATAAAAGACTTGTGTATTATTCCGTTATGGGTGTATACTTCTCTTATATTAAATGAATGCTCACAGAGCAGGTAAAAAATGAAAGATAGAATAGAAAAAATGACAGCTAAAGAAGCAAACGCTTTAACTGTTACAAACATTAAAAAAGAAAAAATTAAATGGACAGAAACTCCTACAATTTTGAACACTTACTTTTTTGATAATGACTCTTTAAGTGGACTAAGACTTTATGTAGAGACTTGTTTAGAAACAGGTTTAGTTAATCTTATTCTTTGTAAAGGCAGTCAATTACTAGGCACAGAATGTGTTGACTACGATCAACAAACTGCATCTTTCCTTGCAAACAAATTTCACAACGGAGAGATAGCATAATGAAAACTAAAACTAAAAAAACTATTAAAATGTCAGATGTTTTGCAAAGAAGGTTTGATAATAATAAAAGCGACCTTAAACAGATACATGATATTTTAGTGTCTATTAACAACGGCATTATTGATGAATATAATTCACCAGTAGAGCTTGTTTATAGATTAGCACACTACGCTTCAGATATAACAATGTCTTGCACTTACAGTACATCTTTAAGAGAAACAAAACATTTTCATCAAGAAAGTTCTTATATTAGAAAAATAGCTGATTCATGTAGCAGCCTATCACGCTTGCAAACAGAAGATAGAAAGATAGGAATTAAAACTGAATATCAGTTTAGTAGCTATAAGACTTTGCTTAAAGAATTTTCTGTATACATTTTAGATGCTATTGAAAGACAATCTGATAAATTAAATATGCAAGGTGATTTTGTTGAACCAAACGCTATGTACATTAGTAAGAAAGATTTTATAGAGTTAAGAAACTCTGTAGATTTTGTTTTGAGGTAGTGTAATGAATATAGTCTACGATGTTTACCAATTCTTTTACCATATCGGCAGGTATGGTGAACACAAAAAAGTTGGAACTTTCAACAACGAAACAGATGCTAAAAGACGAGTAGATCAAATATGGTCTACTGGTTCTACTGGCAGCTATAAAACTAGAGAGGTATAAAATGATAATGAAAGAAGATAAGAAAGATAAAAAAGTGAGTGGTAATGTTAATGTATTTTGCGGTGCTGATTTATGGCAGGCTCTTGATGAGTTGCATGAAGAATTTGGTATTAACAAAGCTGACATCCTCAATAACTTTATACACCATTTCTTTAAAGAGAAAGACGATCTCACTAAGGTCATTGCTCCAATAATTGAGGTGCGATTACAGAACAAGCTAAACGAAGTTCGTAAGTTACAAGGCAAAGGTGACTTAAAGAATGTGAATAAAGTTTCTGTCATAAGCTCTCAGGTCTCTGATAAACCAATAAAAACTTTTACCAAGCCTAGCGAGGGTATCAATCATCAAGGCAATCATACAGGCAGCGTGAAACATCCTATAAATCTAGGAAGAACAATTTACAATTTTGCATTTACTGATGAAAACATAAGAATGTTAGCAGGTGAAAAAGATACTTGGGTACACGATATAATTAGCAAAGGATTGGCTATTAGATTTAAGAAGGTTGGCAAGGTCTATTACACAAGAGCTAAGAATGCAAAAATTGGTAAAAATACTATCAGGGTTAAGATAGGTGACACCACCGATATGACACTTCAAGATGCTAGGAGAATTCATGCCAACAATCTTGAGTACATATATTCTGAAAACAAAAACCCTAATAAACTGTTTCCTGACATCCAACATACAAGAAGTAAGAAGCACGCTGTTGAATATGAGTCAGTGCCAGTAGTTGAGAAGAAAGAAGATAAGCCATTAGAGGATGTTAGGGATTGGAGTAAATTCAGTTCTTATACCATAGATGACTTAGATACTTTGGGTCGCATTCTTTGTGATGAAACTGGTTTAGTTCAGAACTCATTAACCAACTTTAAAAACAAAACATCACAAAACCTGCATGAGCAATGCTTAGATATGTTTAGAGATGGCATCACAATATTTGAGCTTCGTAAGAAATGCTACAAATTAAATCAATATAGAATGTCTGAATATTCAGAGAACAGTATTCCAACACCTATCACTTATGAGATGTGCATATATAGATTGTCAAAAGCTATATTCAACTTTGGAACGCAAACAGAAAAACAATCATTCAATTTTTAGGACTATTGATATGACTATAAACAATGATGAAGAATTTAAAGACCTATCACCCTTAGAAGAAAGGGTAGCAAAACTTTCTATTAAGTATCAAACTGATCTTATGAGCATGAGTTATAAAAGCGTAATCAAAATAATATCCCAAGAGGATTGGGCTGACTTATCTTCATTTATTAAAAATGGTTGTAGAGAGAGGATAGTGCATTGATCACAATAGAAACAAAATTAACTAAAAGAGAATATGGATTATTGAAAGGTAGCATTTTAGTACATATTCAGATTGCTACGATCAATCTCCAAAACGGTAGAACTAAAGAGAGTGCAAAATTAGGTGCAGAATTACTAAATTTATGCGATAAGTTAAATATAGAAACTGACTATGACAAAGATTTTTTTAAAGACAGAGAAACATATTTAAAGTTAATAAAATAGGGGGGTTATAAAATGAGTTATTTATTTTGGATTGTAATAGTGCCTTTAGCTGTTTGGCTAATGGCATGGATAGTAATTGACTTCATGGTTACCGAGAATAAAGGACACCTAGAAGATGTAATACACGCTAAGTGGGGTAAAGACGATGCCAATTAAATATAAAAAAAGCCAAAAAGGTAAAGACAAGAAAACAGGTAAAGAAACTGTGGAACATTTTTATGTTAAGCAGCTTATGAACAGTGAGTTAAAAGATTTACTTACATCAGCTAATATTAAGCCTAAAGTGCGAGTAAAGATTCTTAATGAAATAGTAAAGCGTAAATGGAATGGTGAAAATACGAGGGAGAATTAAATGGGTGAAATTATACTAAGTGTTTTTGTTTGGTTTCTTTATAACCTACAAAGCATTGTAATTAGCACATTCATTTTATTAGCGATATTATGTATATGTTTAAGAGGAAATATTAATGATAGTTAGAGGAATAGAAATACCATTACACTTGCAACATTTATCAAGGGAAGCATTAAGAACCCTTATAGAGATTTTTAAGTCTAGAGGATAATATTTTTTTTGGAGCTAAGTTAAGATGCTTCTTCTTTTCTTTCGCTTGTATACTTAATATTAAGTCCTGCAAGAGTACAGAGTCGGTTCTTTTCATCTGTTCCCTTATCTGTGAGTTGAAAAGTATTATCATTATCTTTTATAACATATCCATCTCTTATCACTTCGCTTAATAAGTTGTCAGGAGTTTCATCTTTAAACATAACGCTTAGTATTGCGCCCAGTCTCTTGTTCTGAGTATTTGATAGTGCCATTAAATATGTTCCCATCTTTTACCTTGGAACAATTCGGCTTCTGCGCTTCTTCTTCTTACCAATCCTGCTAAAACTTTTCCGCCTGCTTTATTCCAACGCTTTATCTGTTCAGGAACTCCGTTGTAGTCTCCTGAGTTAAGCACCTTTAGCAGCGTTGAAGTACCTAATGCATTTCCACCTAAGTTGTAAACGAACGAACACAGAGCGTCAAATTGACATTGGTTAATTGGAACTTTTACACAAGCGTTAACAACATTCTCATACTCATTTGTAAATTCATGCAAAAGCATATGATCTGCTTTTTCTTCTGACCATGAATCACCTTCCTGTACTTGTTTAGTATATCCATATCCAATAGTCCAAACACCTGCCGCACATTGATATGCTTCTAGTTCTAAACCCTCAAAGGCTTTGACTAAATCTATTCCTTCATCTGATATTTGCATTTTATTATCCCCAAGTTCCGTCATCTCTGACTTTTGCTGTTTTAGTTCCGCCCCAATATTCAACTGCGTGTCCTTCGTCTTTAAGTATTTGACAAATATCTTGGTTATCTTCTGTATAAGGTATCGCAAGTATTCTTCCATATTTTCCTTTACCTAATGATTGTATTTTAAATGAGCCTACACATAGTTCTTCAAGTCTTGCTGATGCTTTTTTACCTAATGCCTTTTCTTCTAAGTTACGAGTTCTAGATTCAGGGGTATCAATTCCTGCAAGTCTTATTGTTTGTTTTTTTAAAAAGCATGAAAATCCTAAATCTAGTGACACTACTATAGTATCTCCATCAATTATCCTTTCTAGAATTGCGTTATATACGAATGGAGTAACTGTATTTGCCATAATTAAAGAGGTGCTTCTGCACCCATAGTTTTTACTGTTTAGCTTTTCCGATGTTCAATGCCATTAGTTCTAAAAATTTATAGAACTTTCCGATCATTGCATCATCTTTTGGCGTAGGTGTTAAAGCACAAATAATAGATGCCAAGCATACTACTCCTGTGATAATACCAATCCATTCTCCTATCATTCCCATAGTATTCTCCTAAATGAAAATTAAATGCTATCAGTTTAATTAGGTTCTTGCACCTTTTTTGGCTCATCAATTTGTCTGTAATATCCAATAATAGACAATATTTCCTTTAGGTATCGCTTTTGATCTGCCATATTCATGCTTAGATTTTCGTATTCTTTTGTAGTTAATGCGTAAAAAGCCTGTCTTGGTGCTTCACCATTTTCTATATCCAGTAGGTATTGAGCCATAAGATCAGGCGTATAAATAGTCCAATCAATATCAACCAACTGTAGTTCAAGTGGCAAAGGTGGATCATAAATTGTAGGCATCTTAGCAATACTTACAACTTCAATAGGTTTAGTTGGCTGCATAAGAGAGCAACCATTTACTAAGAGTAGACTAATTAGGAGTATCTGTTTCATCAAATTGATTTGGGTTTGTTATTTCTACGAGTTCTTTTTTTACTCTTGCTGTTCCTCTATTGACCATTTTTTGCACAAGAGCAGGTTTGTTAATTGCGAGGTTATCAAGATCATGTTTAGCAAATGTATTTCTTAGTTTATTCACTTCCCTTTGTGCTTCTTGATTCTGTACAGCCATATCATTGAGCTTAGATTGATTTTCTTTTTGCTTCTCTAAGTAATTTGCAATGGATTCATTTTGTTTCTTAACCTCAGATTCTAGGGCTATTTGATTCCCTTTCAGGATTGATATTTGATCTAACAAGTAATCTACATACCACGCACTCCCTGCTAAAGAAGCTAGCAAGAGACCACCTAGTATTAGGCTAAGTTTCATACGACATACACATACGCCATTCTTTAGGATTTATTTCTTTTGGATAACTTGTGTATAAGATTTTTCTGCAAAGCTCAAAGTTATTACTATAGTCTTTATTATTTTCTGCAGGTAAAAATGTAAAGCTAGTGAGTAAGACAACCACTAATAAAACACGCATTAGCCGTTAAGCGGATTATCGTCTTTGTTTTCTAGTTTATTTAAGTCTCTCTCTAGGCTTTCTAAATCGGCTTTAATTGTTGCAATATCAGTTTTGATTTCTGTTACATCAGGCAGATCAATTCCGTCTATTTCTTTTTCTAGGAATTTAACAGATGTTTCAATGCCAACAAATCTTTCTTCTATGATTTTTTGTGCGTTCTCTGTTTCACCTATGCCACCAATCTTAGCTTCTAGGTTGGCTATGCGATTAACATAACCTGCTCCTGTATAGCCAAATCCTGCGAGGGTAGATACAATTCCTACAAGGGCAATTATCTGTGTTGTTTTATTTTGAAACCAGTCCATGTCTATCTCCTGTTAATATTTATGTCTTTTTTTAAATTGTTTGTTTGCATTTCTTTGCAAAGACCATTCTAAAAATCTATCAAATAATTTTGTTGTTTTGGTTTGTAACCAACGCACACCTATCTCCAAATATTAGGTTGGTCATTCATCATCTGACTCAATCCTTTCAAGTTTTCATTAACGAGTCCATAAAATGCACCCACATTGTCATTAATTGTAGCAGAACCATAGATAGTTTGACTAGAGTACCAGTCTGTAGCATCTGACATAGTTACTTTTTCATAGTTATTGAATGCAGGAACATAACCAATCAAAGCTATAAGTTTTGTCTCATCACCATACTGACCTGTTTCTTCTTGTTGTTGCTCTTGTTCTTCTTGTTGAGCTTCAATATTTGCAGCAATAATCTTATCTGCTATTTGGTCTGCATCTGAAGTTGTATTTATATCAGATGATGCAATGTTAATTTCAGCTTCAACAGAAGCTACAGCTACATTTTGGACAACTGCAGAACCGCCTGCTGATACATTATCGTTACCTATAGTATTGCCAACAGCAGTATTTTGTGAGCCTGCGGTGCTAGACATAGATAAAACTTGATTTGTTTGTGCTGAAGCACTGGCATATTGATCTGATGCACTAGGAGAACTAGAAGTGCTTATTCCACCTGAACTGCCCTGTGATGAGTTATTTCCGCTAATGTTAGTAGCTGTGACAGAACTTTGAGTGCCACCAGTGGCTTGTGAGTAGCTCTGATTAGCAGTTTTCACTCCGTTTCGTACAACATTGAGTGCTACAGCCATTAATCTATTTTTTCCAGTTGGTGATTCTTTCTCTACTGCTGCAAATTCTTCTTCAACCACATCTAATGATTCTTCTGCTGCTTCTTCTTGCTCTATTCTTTCTTCCTCTATCTCGGCTTCCACCATCCTTTCTTCTATAGCTTCAAAGACTTCTTCAACTACTTCTTCTTCAAATATTTCTTCTACAAATTCTTCTTCAGGTTCGTCTAGGTCGGCAAGCCTTTCTTCTTCTCTTTCTTCTTCATGCTGTGTTTCTTCTTCAAACCATTCTTCTAGTTCCTCTATATTAGTAAACTCTATGAAGGTATCAGGTTCGCTGTAATCTTCTACCAAAAATGTTTCTTGAAATAAAAATTCATCTAACAACATTTCATCTTGGTGTTGTTGATCTTGGTGCAAATCCCAAGCATCCATTTGTACATCTAAGACATCATAAGAACTAACAGCAGAAGTAGAAAAATCAATCATCCCATCATCACTGAAACTTATATCATTGCCTAGCCATTCATCAACTTGC